TGCTGAAGGACATAAACAAGAAAATATTCTTGTTAGTCGAGTAATGATAAAAGACAAACTAAAAGAACTTTATCCAGATTTTGATGCTAAACAATATGTAAGAGACTTAAAGAGTCACATTATATATAAGCATGATGAATCCGGATTTATGGGTGCGATAGCTCCTTATTGTTGTTCTATCAGTATGTATCCATTCCTAGTTGGAGGTATAAAAGGGATAGGAGGTTTATCTGCTAAACCTGAAAATATTGATAGTTATTGTGGAATGTATATTAATCTTATCTTTGCTGTTTCTTCTCAGTTTGCTGGTGCTGTTGCTACTCCAGAGTTCTTACTTTATTTTGACTATTTCGCACGTAAACAGTGGGGAGATGAATATTATGATCATCCAGATGCAGTTACTACTACTAATATAGTTGCAAGACAGATGACTATTCGCAAACAAATACATCAGTATTTCCAACAAGTTATCTATTCTATAAATCAGCCTGCTGCAGCAAGAGGTATGCAGAGTGCATTTGTAAACTTTGCTTATTTTGATAAGCCTTTCTTTGAAAGCATGTTTAATAACTTTATGTTTCCAGATATGAGTACCCCTAAATGGGATAGCCTCAACTGGTTACAAAAGGAATTCATGCAATGGTTTAATAAAGAAAGAGAGCGTACAATAATGGCGTTTCCCGTAGAATCATTTGCCCTAATTTATAAAGACGGAAAGTTCCTTGATGAAGAGAATGCTAATTTTGTTGCTGAGGAGTATGCGAGAGGTCATAGCTTCTTTACTTACATCTCAGATACTGCGGACAGTCTATCCTCATGCTGTAGACTTAAGAATAAGGTGGATACTAAGGAGTTTAATTTCACTAATGGAAACATGGGTGTGGAAACAGGCTCAAAGAGTGTTATCACGCTTAACCTAAATAGAATTATTCAAGATTGGTGCAAATCTATAGGTGGAATTCCTAAGGTAGGTAATCAGTATGATAGTTTACGTTTATATATAAGAAATATTCTAAATAGAGTATATAAATATCATATAGCATATAACGAATGTCTATGGGATATGTATGAAGCTGGACTACTTCCAGTTTATTCTAATGGATTTATCTCTTTAAATAAGCAATATCTTACTATAGGTCTAAACGGACTTAATCAAGCCGCTGAATTTTTAGGAATTAAATGTAATGTTAATCAGGAATATCAAGATTTCTGTCAAGCTATATTTAGTATTATAAAAGAATCCAATACTGAAGCTAATGGTAAATATTTTGGACATAAAGTAACATTTAATACTGAATGCGTTCCTGCAGAATCTCTAGCAGCTAAGAATTATAATTGGGATAAGGAAGATGGGTAAACTCAATGCCCATGTAAAACCTCTACTGATTGACTTGGAAGTCCAGTGTGGCGACAGGGCGCAAGCAGAAACATTTGTACGTTTCGTGCAGCGTGAACGACTGAGTGTAGAGGACTTATAAGGATAATATGTGAATATTGCTACTTATAGGTGTGCGACAGTCTGAACTATACGAAGTATAGAGAGAATTCGAAGAAATTCTCCGTTTATCCAGTGGGACAATCTTTAATTTGTATTCCCGGGACAATATGGTTATATTAGTACCAGATAGACAAATATTAACTTAATTTAATTTTGAATATATGGAAACTAAAATTTGTAGTAAATGTGGAAGAGAACTTCCTTTAGACCGTTTTGAACCCGGAAGAAATCAATGTAGAGATTGTCGTAATGCTAGACGTAAAGAATTAAGATAGGAGCATCCTGAAAAACATAGAGAGGAAGCTGCTAAAAGACAAGAAGAACAAACTAAATGGTTATATTCTCTTAAAAAGAAATGTTTAATTTGTGGTGAAACTGAACCAGTATGTTTAGATTTTCATCATATGGATCCTAACGAAAAAGACTTTACTATAGGTAAACATCGAAATAAGAGTAAAGAGAATTTAATGAAAGAAATTGAAAAATGTGTTTGTGTTTGTGCTAATTGTCATAGAAAAATTCACGCTGGCATTATTAATTTAGAAGATTATCTGGATAAATCATCTCCTCAAGACCCAGAGGAGAGTGTAACAGAATGATTGGGTACCTGATGATACCAACTTATATGCATCTTATATATTTAAACCAAATGACAAATCCATTTCTATTCTGGACAAATTTGTACTACATGGTAGAAATTATATAGGAGACTATTTAGATGGTAGATACTTCTGCCTGTTATATCTTTTCGTCTAACCAGACGGGTATAGAATAAAATCTATGCTAACGGGGAAGCCTGAAGCTTGAGTCGTGAGACTAAACGTATTGGTAATCCCGTGGGAAATTAATTGTTAATATTTACTAAAATTTAGTAGTATGTGTAGCACATCTCCATTGTAATTACTATATTAGTCATATCTAAAGTAAATGATATGATTATATATAAAATTACAAATCAAGTTAATGGAAAAGTTTATATTGGACTTACTACAGTGACTTTAAGTAAGAGATGGTCTGGACATCTACAAGCAGCTAAGTGCTGTAATCGACATCTTTACAAGTCTATGAGATATTATGGTGTTGATAAATTTACAATAGAAGAAATTGATAATACAGATGATTTTAAGACTTTAGGTATACTTGAAAGAAAGTATATAAAGGAATATGATTCAACTAATCCAGATAAAGGATACAACATTACTGCAGGAGGAGAATCTAATCAGTTAGATGCTAATCCTAGAGCTAAACTTTCATTAGAAGAAGTTATTCAAATAAGACAAATTTATTCAATGGGAGAACTTAGATGTAGTGATTGTTGGAAACTTTATCAAGATAAAATATCTTTTTCTGCTTTTCAAAAGATTTGGGAAGGTACAACTTGGACTAGTGTAATGCCTGAGGTCTATACTGAAGAAAGTATAGATTTACATAGAAAACAACATGCTAATCCTGGAAGTAAAAATGGAAATGCCATATATACTGATGAAGAAGTATTTGAAATGAGAAAGTATTATGTTAATCATTCTCTTAGAGAAGTTTATAAAAAGTATGGAAGCAAATCTAAATCTAAAGAAGGTCTTAGAGGTATAATAGACAAAAGTTATCAACATATTCCTATGTATTTAAAGAAGAATAAATGCTGGACTCTTAATGGAGAACCAATTGATATTAACAATTATAATCCTGTATCGACTATCTCCGAATCGGGAGAGTAAGACTACTATTGGTACGTAGTTTGAAATGGATATTGTCACTAATAAGTGATTAAGATATAGTCAGTGCTTGTAGAAATACAAGATAGGCACGGGAGTTGCCTGTCACATCAATCTTGCTGATCATCCTAGTTATGAACAATGTAAGAAACTAATGAAGTTTGCTGCTGAAGAAGGATGTCAGTATTTTACCTTTAATATTCCTAATTCTGAGTGTCAAGATTGTGGATGGATAGGTAAACGTCCTACAGATACTTGTCCTAAATGTGGTTCTACTCATGTAGATCAGTATGATAGAATTATTGGATATTTAACCAGAATAAAAAACTGGGCAGATGCTAGAAAAGTAGAACAAAAAACTAGAGTATATAGTAAGGTCGACTAATAGTCGGCCTTTTTTGTTATGTTAAGTGCAAAAGAAGCTCGTAAGATAGCAGGAAGTGAACTTCTGCAAATAATGGATTTAATCCGTGACTCTGCTTATAGAGGAGGATTATCTATTACATTAGAATATAATATAGATAAGGAAACTATCAATACTTTAGCTGAATATGGATATGTTGTATCTGAAGAGGAAATTCCAATATATTACGAAACTCCTTATGGTATAACAGTAGATGATCCTATAAGATATAAAAAAGAAACTATAATAAGTTGGAATGCCTAAAAAATTAACAACTGAAGAATTCATCAAGAAAGCACAAGTTATTCATCCGGATGTAGATTTTAGTAAAACCAATTATATAAATAGTAAAACTTCAGTAATCATTACATGTCCGATACATGGAGATGTAGAAGTTAATCCAGCTAGATATTTAAACTCTAAATACAATTGTCCATATTGTGGAGGAACTAAGAAGAAAACTACAGAAACTTTTATAGAAGAATGTAAAGCCTTATATGGAGATGAATTTCTTTATGATAAAGTTAATTATGTAGCTTCTGATATTCCTGTTATTATAACATGTAAAAAACATGGTGATTGGACCGTTAGACCATACAGTTTTTTACAAGGATGTAAATGCCCTAAATGTGGAAAAGAAAGTATGGCTGATAAAAGAAGATTAACTACTGAAGAATTTATAAAAAGGTCTAGAAATATTCACGGTGATAAATATGATTATTCCAAAGTAAATTATACTGGATATAGAGATAGAGTTTGTATTATATGTCCTAAACATGGAGAATTCTTACAAGCTCCAGAGGATCATGTGCATGGGCGTGGATGTCCAAAGTGTGGAATGGAAAGAATTGTTGAAAAAAATACATACTCCACAGAGACGTTTATAGAAAAAGCCAAAGAAGTCCATGGGGATAGATACGATTACTCTAAAGTTAATTATATTGATAGTTATACTAAAGTTTGTATAATATGTCCAGAACACGGAGAATTTTGGCAAACTCCTTCTCATCATTTATTTGGTCATGGATGTCCAAAATGTGCATTTGAGAAAAAATTAAGCATTTCTATTTCTCAAGGAGAATTAGAAGTTATGAATATTCTTAATAATTATAATATAGAATATAAGACTCAAATACCAATAGAATCTTCTGTTAATATTACAGGCTGGATGTATGTAGACTTTTATATCCCATTATTAAATACTATTATAGAATATAATGGTAGACAACATTATGAGAAAATTAAGATATGGGAAAAAAACTTTGAAAGACAACAGAATCGTGATGAAGAACTTCGACAATATTGTATAGATAATAATATAAAACTTATTGAGATAAAGTATGACGAAGATGTATGGGTTGAATTAGAAGCACAACTATTTAATGAAAATACTAATAATTCCTGATGTGCATGGTAGAGACTTTTGGAGGTATCCTATTAAAGAAGAGTGGG